GGGTAAAGAAAAAATTTTAAAGGATCAGCAAAACACCGATGACATTATAAATGAAATTTTAAAAGGTCATAATCAATATTCAAGCCAGTATAAAAATATAAGTTCTTTTTTTATAGGCAGCACACCAAAAAAAACGCTGAACAATATTTGGGATTTTCTTAAAAAAGAAATTTTATATAGGGTGGAACCTGAGGCCAAACAGACTATAAAATCTCCCGCAGCTATAATAGCAACTGGAAAGACAACTGGGAGTGACTGTAAAAATCTAAGCCTTTTCACAGCAGGTTGTTTGCAAGCGATTAATAAAAGTGGATCACAAAAAATACCGTTTTGTTTTCGTTTTACCGGTTACAAATTTTTTGATACAAACCCACAGCACGTTTTTATAGTTGCTTATCCTGGTACTGATCACGAAATTTGGTGCGACGCCGTTTTAAATAAATTTGATTATAAAAAACCATACACAATAAAAATTGATAAAAAACCAAAAAATATGCTAGTTGGAATTTCAGGTATTGGTGCTAAGCCAAAAACTTTTGCAGGAAAAATATTAAGGCCCCTTTTAAAAGTAGCTGGATCACCAGCAAGAGAAGCATTTTTGTTATTAATTGGTTTAAATTTTGCAGGTCTTGCAACAAAATTTGATAAATCAAATAAATTACAACCAAAAGCGTTAATGGATTGGTGGGAACGATTAGGAGGTAAAATACAAGCTTTGTTAAAAGAAGTTGAAAGAGGATCAAAAAAGAAAAGAATTTTTGGTATTCAAAATCAAATAGGAATAGCACCATTAGCAGCCGCCGGAATAGCAAGCCCAATTATAGCATCAGCAGCAACATTTTTAAAAGATATATTAAAAGAAGCTCAACCGGAATTAACAAAAATAGCTTCACAATTTATAGTTGAAAAAGCTAAAAATGCAGCATACAGGCAAAGTTTAGATAAAGTTGATCGCAAATTAATGGATCAACAAAAAATTAATGATTTTAACGCAAGCCAAAATCAAGTGCCAGAATTAGCAACAAAAATTGATTATATGAAATACGCACCGTTTATCCTGGTGGCCGGTGTAGGAATATATTTCTTAACTAAGAAAAAATAAAAAATGACAGCAGCACAAAAAAAAGCAAAAGATAATTTTAAAAAAGCAATTGCATACCGTAAAAAAACAGGATGCACTTTAAAGCAAGCTTTTGCACACGTTTACGGTAAAAAATCAGTAGGATCAGTAAAGAAAAAAGCAGCAGCAAAAAAGAAAGCTGCAAAGAAAAAAGCAGCACCAAAGAAAAAAGCAGCTGCACGTAATTATGGATCACATAAGGATACTGGAAGCCATAATGTTAGAGTAAGTGTAGTAAGTGGAATTGATAATAAAAATTTGCAAAATTTAAATTATTTAGTAAAAGAATTAAATAATGCAAAATATCAATATGAAGTATTAAAAATAAAAAAAAGGAAATACAAAACATTGATGTTATCAGAAGCTTCAGCGTATTCGCGATATCCTAATTATATAAAAGGATTAAAAAAACAAATTACAGAAGTAAAAAAACATATTAAATAAGCACTTAACAAAACAACATAAATAAAAAACAATGAGAAGAAAAAGATCTCACAAAAAATCACATCATAAGCGCCGTAGATCTCACGGTATGGGTGCTATGGGTGGCGGCCTAATGAATATTGTCGGTTTAGTAGCTGGTGCAGCAGCCGGCAGAATTGTAGCAACAAAATTGTTGCCTAACATTGACAGCAAAATTAAAAACGCTGGTGTAATTGCTTTGGGTGCATTTGTATTTCCTAAGTTAATTAAAGGCGGTCTAGGTAGTTCAATTGGTGCCGGTATGGTAGCAGCTGGCGGCCTTGGTGTAATGCAAGATTTCAACGTTATTGGCGCAATTGAGGACACACTATCAATTCCATTGACAGTTAGCGGAGTACCGGAAGATATTAGCTTAATTGCCGGTTATGATAGCGTAATGGCTGGTGGCGATGATGTTATGGCTGGCGGTTATGAACCATCAGCAGATAGCGACGAACTATCCGTTTTAGCTGGTATGGATGACGATGAAGACGAGTATTAATTAGCACATTAAAAAACAAATAAAATAAAACAAAATGGCATCAACAGTTGGCTCCCGCCTTGCCTTTGAGAAAGCAAAAAGGGGCATTAAACAAGCTGGCTTTACATTAAGTCAAGCTGTCTTATCTCAATCTTATCTTAGATCAGAATTAGCACTTAGCACAACAAAAACGCTTTATCAATTTCCAATTTTGGTAAATGATAATAGTCAGGGAACAAATTTTAACACAACAAATTTGCTTCAATTGCAAGATGCTTTTTATGTATCTCACATTGGCTTATTTTTTGCTAAACCTTCAAGTTCTACTGACACCACATTTCAGTTGGTAACTTATCCTAACGCATCTATTTTTAGTTCATCTAACACAGCGTCTTCATTGTATTCATTTTACAATGGTTCGATTTCTGTAACTGTGAATAATCGCCAGATTATCCCATCCGTCGATTGTTATAGATTTTACCAAGTTCCACAACAGCAACAAGTTGCAAACGCATTTTACACATCTTCTGCAATTTCTTTTAAAGATCAGCAAGACGGTAGCAGTTCAGCACTTTATCCAATTGAACCAGGTGTTGTGTTTAGTGGATCGAAGCAAAACATTGTTCAGATTCAAATACCAGCCGCATTAGCAGCTGTTGAATCAAATAGCCGTGTAGTGCTTTATTTCTCAGGACATTTGGCACAAAACGTTACATCTGTACGTTAATAAATTTAAAAAAATAGGACAGCATTAATTTGCTGTCCTTATTAAAACTTAAAAAAATGGGATTTAAAGCAATAAAATACGAATTCGTTGAAATTCAAGTAACTTCAGGAGCAACAGCCCAGCGTTACTCATTTCCTGATTTACCAAAATTGCGTTATACTGCATTACAAGCAATTACAGCATACACAACAAATACATTGACGTCTTGCCCTTCAGGAAACGTTATTGCACCATTGGCGGTTTTAAAAACAGCTTATTTGGTACTTTACAGTAATGAACGCCAGGATCTTTATAGAATTCCATATTTGGAATTAAATAGAATTCAAAATAGTTCAAACGATTCTTTTGTACGTTCACTTTGGGAAGCTAGTAATCAAAAAATTACTTACGATAAGTCGTATGTTGAATTATCAGCTACCCCTACTTTTGCTGCAAACTGTTCATTTGCTTTTGGTGTTTATTACGCTTAATTTGTTTTTACCTTTTCACCTTTAATAAATGTATTTTTTATGTCAGGAGTATGTCAAGGAATAGAAAAAGCAATATCAAGATTTGAAAAAAAAGGAACAAACTTTTTTGCTTTGTATTGTGGAAATGATAAATTACCAGTAATAAATGGTTTAAATGGTCGTTATGAAGAAATGAGTGATTGTGTTGACGAATTAAAAGAATATTTTGAAGATATTACACCTGATCATAAAAAAATATATAAAATAGTTTTTTATGAAAATGCTGTAAAGCCGGATGCAAAAGGTAAGATTCAAGAATTGCAAATTGGTGCGGTATATTTTGTAACTTCTAACCCTGAGCAAATACAGGAATATTACAACGGTTATGCACAACGTCAACAAAATTACGTTGGTAACAATAATAATGCAATATTGAGTAAATTAGAAGCCATTGAAAAGAAAATAGCCGAAGATGATGAAAATGTAGAAGAAGTAAATGAGCCGCAAGGTTTTGCCGGTATGATTTCAGGTTTAGTAAATAACCCAGACGTTCAAGCAATGATAGCAAATATTTTTATTGGTGCATTGGATAGATTTATGCCATTGAAAAAAGAAACAGTTGCCATAAACGGTTTTGATGATAATAAACTAGATGAAGCATTGATGATACTTAAAAAACACGATCCTGAACTTGAAAGCGATTTAATGTTATTGGCTAAAATGGCTGAAAGCAACCCTGGACAATTTAAATTTTTACTTTCAATGCTTAGAAAATAATGAAAGATAAAAAAAACATATATTATATTGGTGGCGCTATATTAGCTTACTTTTTAATTATTAAGCCGGTATTGCAAAAATTGTCTATTTTAAAAACTGATCAAGAAATTGATGTTGATAAAGAAAAACAAAAGTTTTTAAATAATACAAACGAAAAGCCTACTAAGTCATCTGGGGAATGGGCCATAATAGCAGATCAAATACACGAAGATTTAAGATATACGGCCTTAGACGACGACAAAAAAGATGCTGCATACCAATCAGCTAGGGTAAAAAATAACGCTGATTTTAAATTATTGTATAAAAATTTTGGCAAACGACGTGAGTATTTTTTTGGTGTGCCGTCAGGATCAGAAAAAGATTTAGCCCAATTTTTACGATCTAATTTAGCTGATAGTGAAATTCAGATAATTAATCAAAATTATCGTAATAAAAATATTAGTTTTCAATATTAAAAAAAAAACAATGCAAAAGAAAAATTTAATTTATATCATTGGCGGCGCGGCAATTGTTGGCTATTTTCTTTATATGAAAAAGAAAAATGCACCTATGTTGCCAGCAGAAGCACAAAGCGAAACACCTGATCAAGCACTTGCACCAGCTTTTGTAAATGAAACAACAGACGTAATAAAGAAAATTTCAAGAACTGCTAAGGCAATAAAAAGCAGACTAAAAAGACGTGGAGCAAATGCCGTTGATGAAAGCGGAATGATGACCACAAGCGAAGGTGTTTTACCAGCTTCAAATGAAAGTAGTGAAGGTATTTTATTACCACAAAGTCCATTATCTGAGATTATGCAAGATATGTCGCCAGCTTCAAAAAAATCTATTTTATCAGCTGAAAGGGCAAGGCAAATGGCAAATTATAAAAAAAAGGAAATAAAAGCTTCAGGTGGATCAGCTAAGCAAGCAAGGCAAGCAGCTAAGGCAGTAAGAAAAGAAGCAAGAGCAGGGCGTAAAATGGGCGAATTGTCTGTAACATTCTAAAAAAAATAAAATGAAAAAAAATTTTATTTTATATGCCGTTGCGGCGGTGGCAGTTTATTATATTCTTAAAAAAAAGGGAATAATAGGCGAAAGTATTGAAAACGAAGCAAGGCAAATGACGGCTGAGGAAGTTAATAATCTTAATTTTAAAATTGACCGTGATACTTACGAAAAAGATTATATAAGAAGTCAAATGCCTGGACAAAACCAAAATATACAATATGCAAAAGTATGTAACTGAAACAAAAGTTTATTTTCAAAGCGGACAAACACCTTCTGAATGTAACAGTATATTATTTATTAATACTGGCACAACAAATGTTAGTGTTGAAGGCCTTGTTTTAACTCCTTCACAAAGTTGGTCCGTTGAAGGTAACGCTTGCGAAATAAACGTAAAATATTACAATTTTGTGTTTTCAGGTGCTGGAACTAACAGTTTAACAGTAATTATAAAAAGATATTTATAATGCCAGGACTAACAGTACATTTTGAAGTTTTAAATCAATTAGCTACACCGGCACTTTATGCTGATACGTTAGCAAATAGGCCAACAGCTTCAATTATTGGTAGGATATTTTTTAGGACAGATAGTCCTTATGGTATTTATAGGGATAATGGTTCAAGTTGGGATGCAATAGCAAGTGCTGGTGGTGGTAGTGGAATTACTGGAACTTTGGCAAGTGGACAGGTGCCCTATGCTACCGGAACCACAACAGTAGCTGGTACCAATAACTTATTTTGGGATTCAACAAATAACCGTTTAGGTATTGGAACGGCAACGCCTGGAGTAACATTGGATGTTCACGGTGCCGGTAGTATTGTACATATAAACGGTACAGGTACAAATAACGCTTTTCAAGCGTTTCAAAATGCTGGAACAACAAAATGGAGAATTGGTAATAATTATTCAGCTGCAACAAATTATTTTAGCATTTACGATTTTGCAAATAGCGTTGAGAGTTTTAAACTAGAATCCGGTGCTACAAATATTTTAACAATAACTGCAACTACTAACAACCAAGGAAATGTACATATTCAAAAAGCCGGTGCAAATCCACGTTTAGAAATTCAACAAGATACTGCATCAGCAACAAATAAATCTGAAGCTGTTTTTTTGGCCCCTGTTGGTTTTGGTGCAATTTCTAAATACACATCGTTAACAACTGCATTAAAAATTATTGCAGCAGAAGATTTTGGAATATACAATTATTCAAGCAGTGGCGATATTGCTGTTTTGAATGATTTTGCAACCGGTAAAATAAAATTTGCTGCTGGTGGATCATCAACAGCACAAGCAACTTTAACGGCTGCTGGACGTTTACTTTTGGGAACAACAACCGAAAGTACTTTCATACTTGATGTAAATGGAACAACACGACTAAGCGGTAATTTAACAACTAATTTAACATTAGGAAGTATTCCATTTATAAGCACAAGTGGTTTACTTAGTCAAGATAATTCCAATTTATTTTGGGATAATACTAATAAATATTTAGGTATTGGTACAGCTGGTCCATCAGCAAATTTACATATAAGAACTGCAAACCCTAATTTACTTATTGAAACATCAAGTGGGACAGGTTCTGCACAATTACAAATTTCGGTAAATCCAACAACAGGTTCAAATTTATACATAAGAACATATGGAACTTCTGCAACAGGAACATTTCTTGGTTTTGCTAATGGAGGTAGTTCGCAATTTTTACAAAATGATGGAACTGCTTTACTTATTGGTACTAATAAAACAATTCCAACAATATTTGGAACTAATAACACTGAACGTACAAGAATAACTGCTAATGGTAGAGTTCTCATAGGAACAACAACAGAAGATACATCAGCACTACTTAATGTAACATCAACAACAAACGGGTTTTTGCCACCAAGAATGACAACAACACAAAAAAACGCTATAACAACACCAGCTGCCGGATTAATTGTTTATGATACAACATTAAGTAAACTTTGTGTAAGGACAGCATCAGCTTGGGAAACTATAACATCAGTATAAAAAATATAATATGAAAAATATACAACCCATAGAAATATGGATAAACGGTGAAAATAAAATTGGTCAATTATTTCAAGTTACTTGTATTTTTGACAATTACGAAAATACAGCGCGTAATAATTGGCAAATATTTACAGCAGTAACAAATATTAACGGAATAGATCAGCCAGGTGAACTATTAAGCGGTGGAAATTTAACCATTACAGGACAAGATTATATTGATTGGGGAAATGTACCGGCAAATTCAATTAACGCTTGGATATATAACTGGTCAGCTACACAATTAGGATTAACCATAATTTAAAATATATGAAAGAGATAAACGAACTTAAAGCAAAAGCTTACGATATATTAAGTAACATTGAATATTTGCAAAAAATGTTACAAGAAACAAACGCTGAAATTGCAAAAAAAGTAACTGAATTTAACGAAGCCAATAAGAAATTAGCATCAGAAACAAATGAAGAATAAATCGCTTATATTTTTAATTTTGGCCGTTGGTTTGGTTTCTTTTTTTAAAAAGAAAAAGAAATATAAAATAATTGTTCCACCACCTGAAAAGATTACTAAAGATGAATTTTACAACTGATATGCCTGTTCTAATTTCATATTTGGTAGGTCTAGCAATATTTTATGGATATACTAACGCCAGGCTAAAAGCTTTAGAAGATAAATTAAAAAATCAAAACGATATTGCTGAACGTATTACTAGGCTAGAAGAAAAAATAAATTTATTACTAGAATATAAAATAATGCAAAAATGAAAAAAATACTACAAAATTTAAAAACATCGGTTTTTGGTGCCGTTGCTGGATTGCCAATGATTGCTGACGGTATTGCTAGCAAAAATATTATTCAAATTGTATCCGGTATTGGTGCTTTATTAGTTGGATTACTTGCCAAAGATGCGGAATAATAAAACATATATAATAATTGGCGCCATCGTCATTTTAAGCTTATTTATGGCAACAAAAAGCAAAGCTGCAGAAATAATATCACTTTTTGAAGGCAAAGTAAATGAAGCTTACCAAGACCAAGGCAAGGTTTGGACTGTGGGATATGGTTCCACCTGGAATAGAGATGAAAACAGACCAGTAAAGCAAGGTGATAAAATAACAGATCAAAAGGCCCTTGAATGGCTTAAATTGGCAATTAATGACATACAACAAGAAACATTAAAGCTTGTCAAAGTACCTTTGAATCAAAATCAAAAAGACAGCCTAACAAGTTTAGCTTATAATATTGGCAAATCCGCCTTTGCAAAAAGCACTTTATTAAAATCACTTAATCAGGGATCACCAAAAATTATTGTTGCTGATCAGTTTTTAAGGTGGAATAAAGTAAACGGTAAAATTAATACCGGCCTTACAATTAGGCGCCAAAAGGAAAGAGAGTTATTTTTAAAGTGATCATATATAGAGTTTATGGTTTGATTGCCTGAAATTTTTATTTCGGGCTTTTTTTATTAAAAAAACCCTTACTTTTATAGCGACAAATAATTTTAACCCCTAAAAAAACGTTATGACAAACGAACAATTACAAAAGTTAGTTGCACCGGCATTTCCCCCACAGGTATTCAAAGACAATTTTGACCGTTTTGTATCGGTTATTCCTGGTATGAGTAAGATTGAATTCACAGCTTCATTAATTTTACCATTTTATTTGCAACGCGCAGCCAGGACCAAGTTAATGCACAACGGATCAGAAGTAACCCCTATTCAGGCGGCCATTATTACAGCTACCGATTTATTTAATGAAATTGACGAAGTATGCAAGCCGTCGGCGATCGTTTAGCGGCCCGAATTTTTGATCCTTTATTAATTCCTGAACAAGAAAACATAATTTTAAAGATAGGCGGCAAAACAGCCGGAACGCTTGAAAATTATTGTATTTACGCTGGTGCAGCAAAGGCCGGAAAATCAACGTTTATATCTGGCCTTATTGCTTCAGCCTTTGTTCCTTGGGATCAATTTGGTCAAAAATTGCTTTTGCCTGAATTACGACCTAAATTAGCCCTATTTGATACTGAATCCTCAACGTGGGATCTTTACCGTACTGTAAAGCGTATAAAAGATTATGCAGACGTCAAAACGTTGCCTGGTTATTTTACTGTTTATTCAATGCGCGAGGATCAACCAAAGGATATTTTAATTATGATTGAAACATATTTAAAATTAACCCCGGATTGTGCTGTTATTGTTATTGACGGCCTTTTAGATTTATGCTTAAATTATAATGATGAAATTGAAACCCGTTTATTAACCAATACCTTGAAACGCCTTACAAAAGTTTATAACTGTTTCATTATTTCAGTTTTGCATTTATCTAAAAATTCTGGCGAAACGTTGGGCCATTTAGGCAGCAATACGGACCGGTGGGCGCAAAGTACATTTATAATAAAAAAAGTCCAGGAAACGCAGCAAATAACGTTAGAAGCTAAATTTATGAGATCAGACGCAAACCCTGATCCCATAGCAATTGAATGGAACGGTACAAATTTTGCACAAACTGATTACAAACAATTTGAACAATTCAAAAAACCGGTCGGAAGGCCAAAAAAGAAAAATAATGACTAATAAAAGATATAAAGAAATAACTAATGAAGGATTGACAAGGTTAATATTATGGTTACAAAATTCAAATTTTGATGAAATGACAAAAAATGGATCTAAAATACAATTTGATATGTCTTTAGGTTTAGTATATGGTTACCCTTTTGAAAAAAAAGATTGGATGAATGAAAATGATTTTAAACCATTTGTATCAGAAACAGAATTTAATTCGTATTTATATAATGAAATTATAAATAATTTATATATGATAGGATATAAATGGTATAGAATAAAAAAAAATGAATATTAAAAAATAAAAATGCATAAATTAAAAAATTGTGAACTTAGTAATGGTCATTTTTATATAATATTTGAAAATGGAACAAAATTTTACCATTATAATAATTTTGCTTATGTATTTAGCATTGCTTCAGATTATTGTCAAGGATCAAAAGAAAAAATAAAAATATTTCATAATACAGAATTGCATGAATCATTAAAAATTAAACCAAGATTAATAACTACTTTAATTCCTAATAAATGAAAAATAAATTTTTACAAATTGTAGATTTACTTTGGGTAGTATGCGAGTGTTTTATTGTATTGTTTATTGCAGTACCAATACTAACATTATACCATTTGATTAAGTTAGGTATAACTAAAATAAAAAAGGCTAGGTTTAATCTATACCACCCAGCTAAGATAGACAAACGACCTTAACGGCCTTTTACCTTTTCAAATCAAAAATATGAATAATTACAATGCCATTGTATTTTTTAAGCCGGAAACAAATAAAAAAGTTAGAAAATATAGGAACATTTCAAATTTAGCCGGCTTCATTAAATTTATTCAGGGCATAGATGCCTGGTATATTAATTTTTATGATGCAAAAAGCCGTGATTTCTTTAAACGGTTATACATAGATTAAAAAAATAAGGCCCTTAAATTAGGGCCTTATTTTATTGATATCATTTTTAACTAATTTTCTAATATAATCAGCCATTGACTTGCATTTATGCTTTTGAACTTGTTTTAAAATGATGTTTTTTTCAGATAATGTAAATCTAATTTTAATACCATAATCTTTTCTTAATTCATCTGGAAGGGCTTTCTTCATTTTTTTTGTTTTAATTATTCATAATATAATGGTTAAAATGGTAAATCGTCCGGATCATTACCAATTAAATTGGATCTAATTTCTTGAACTTTAAAAAGATTTTTTAAATAAGCTTTCCAATAATTAACTTGATCAGTATTGTCATATATAATTTTATCCCCTAAAGCAATCATTTTTGGCCCTGGATAATCTCTCATATTATCTCTTACAAAATAGGCCTTTATCCATTTTTCAAATTGCTTAACAAAAATTGCCCCTTTTTTCTTTCCTAAAACAATATCCATTTTTACTTTAATAAGTACCAAATCATTTAAATCTAAATTTGGCAAATAGTTACAAAAAATTCTAAAATAGGAACTGTCAACACGCATTGACAATAAATACTTTTCGTTTTCGCAAATCAAAGTAAAAATACACTCCTCAAATTCCTGACCATTAATTTCATTTACTTTTAAATAAAAGTTAGTGATTTTTCCTTTCATTTCGTCGTAAAAAATTTCTTTTTGGCCGTTCCAATAAACAAATTTTCCGTCTTTAATACGGATCCAATAAATTTTTTCCTTTTCGTTTTCAAATGCTTTCATAAAATTGTTTTTTAAAGTTAAAAAATAGGCCCGGAGTGATCCAGGCCCAAAAGTTAAAAAATGCTGTCGGCAAAACACATTGCAATTGCCGCCAAAATAAATAAAATAGTTTTTAAAACTTGTTTTTCGTCGTTTGTCATAACGGTAAATTTTACGTAAATATAGGGTAAAATACATTTATTAAAGGTGAAAAGGTAAAAATATTTTAATTATTTGGAAATATGGTTAATATTAATTAATTTGCTGTCCGAAGGGCAAATTAATTAATATTAAAACATTAATATTACTAATTAATTGCCCTATTTTTTTAGATAAAATTTGATAAAATGAACTTTTTATTTGAAATTTACTAAAATATTGAGTTAATGACCGGTAACGCTTTATTAAATTATTTGCCACAATATCAGGGTAAAGAAAAAATTTTAAAGGATCAGCAAAACACCGATGACATTATAAATGAAATTTTAAAAGGTCATAATCAATATTCAAGCCAGTATAAAAATATAAGTTCTTTTTTTATAGGCAGCAC